CTAAAGACGGGGAAAATAATATAAATAAACTTACTGACAAAACCCAAGAGGCTACCAAGTCGGCTAAACAAGGGCAAGGTGCGTTTTCAACTTTAGGTAATACTATCAAATCATTAGGGGTAGTTAGTGTTATTGCAGGTGCATTTAATTTCTTTAAAGAAACACTTAGTAAGAACCAAAAGGTAGCCGATAGCGTAGCTGCGGTGTTCAACACTATTTCTACTATTATTTCTACTCTTATAGACATCTTTATTGATGTAACCGATAAGGTAGGTAAAAGCACAAATGGTTTTGCTGCACTTGGAAAAGTATTATCTGGCATATTTACACTTGCCGTTACTCCTTTAAAGTTAGCATTTGACGGGCTTAAATTAGTTATTAATGAAATACAACTTGCTTGGGAGAAGTCGCCATTAGGAGACGGAGACCAAAAGGTTATTAAGGAACTTACCGAAAATATTAATAAAACTAAGGATAGTTTAAAAGATACAGGTAAAGATGCGGTTCAAGCAGGTAAGGATATATACAACAATTTTGGAGAAGCCGCAAAGTCAGTAGGTGCGGTTGTAAGCGGTGTAGTAGAAAAGGCATCTAAGATTAATGTTGCTGCGGTATACGAACAAGCAAAGGCGACTATTGCTTTACAAAATAGTGCAAAGATTGCTGCTGCACAATTAGCAGGTCTTGTAGAAAAGTATGATAGACAAGCCGAGCAGTTAAGACAAATTAGAGATGACGAATTTAGAAGCGTAGACGAAAGAATTGCAGCTAATAATCAATTAGCAGAGGTTTTAAACGAACAAGAGAAGGCACAAAAGAAACTTGCTCAAACAAGAGTAGCTGCGGCTGCTGCCGAACTTGCACAAAACAAATCAAGTGTAGAATTACAAGCCGCATTGATTGAAGCACAAAATGAAGTAGCTGCGGTAGAAGCACAGGTAGCAGGTTTAAGGTCGGAACAATTAGCTAATGCAGTAGCATTAAGTAAGGAAAAAATTGCTATTGATGCTTCACTTGCAGCAAGTGCAAACAAAATAGCACTTGACCAAAGAAAAATTAATGCTGATTTAATCAAAGACGAAGTATTAAAACAAACTACTAAAAAGCAAATAGCTGAAGAAGAAGCTGCATTAGAATTAAAAAGGTTACAAGATAATATTAACAATACTAAAGCAGGTACACAAGCCAGAGCAGATGCAGAAATTGCTTTTGCTGAAAAGAAAGCAGAAATAAATAATCAAATTACTACCTTAGATGCTGCTATATTACAAGCTAAATTAGATAAAGAAGCTAAGTTTAGAGCAGATAGTATTGCATTAGCACAAGCTGACTATGAATTAAATAAGGCTTTAGGCGAGGCTACATTCCAAGACCAATTTGACTTATACGATAAAAGAAGAGAATTGGAAAGGAAGGATATGGTAGCAAGAAAAGCAACGGCTGCCGAATTAGAAGCCTTTGATAAACAAACCGCAACGGGTAGAATTGCAATAGAAAGAGCGGTGCAAGACCAAAAGTTAGCAATACTTAACACGGGTATTAATACTGCCATTGAGATAGTAGGTAAAGAGTCGGCGGCAGGTAAGGCACTTAGTATTGCACAAGCAGTAATGAATACTTATACGGGTGCGACAAGAGCCTTAAAAGATGTACCATTTCCTTTTAACTTCGTGGCGGCAGGTAGCACAATCGCACAAGGTTTACTAAGCGTAAAGAAGATTATTAGTACACCATTGCCAGGAGTTCCTGGCGGAAGTAGTGGAAGTACCCCAAGCTTAAATGCTTCTGCTCCCGTTGCACCACCACAACCACAAGCCCAAACAACTACTTTAGATAGCCAATCTATTAACGCACTTGGTAACCAAGCCGTGAGAAGCTATGTTGTAGAAAGCGATGTTACAAACAATCAGCAACGTATTGCAGCTATCAAGCAAAGAGCAAGGTTCGGTTAAATGATAACAATTTAAAACACTTAATATTTACGAATATGGACTTACCTATTTATTTATTAGACATTAGCGAGGATATGAATGACGATGCCGAGGTTGATTATGTGGCACTCGTAGATAGACCTGCTATTCAAAAGAATTGGAATGCCTTTAAAAACCAACAACGCTTTGAAGTGGTTAGCGAAGATAAGCGTATTATTTCTGGACCTCTTATGTTGGCTGATGTACCTATCTTTCGCAGCGATGCTACTTATGGCGATTATTATGTGGTCTTTAGTAAAGATACTATTTTTAAGATTGCGCAAAAGTTTTTCAAAAGAGGTTACCAATCAAACGTAAACTTGATGCACTCGCCTGACCAACAAGTAGAAGGGGTTACTATGTTTGAAAGCTTTATTACAGACGAAAGCCGTGGCATCTTACCTATGAAAGGTTTTGAAGATGCACCTGATGGCTCGTGGTTTGGCTCGTTCAAAGTAGATAACGAAGGCGTTTGGAACGATGTTAAAGAGGGCAAATTCAAAGGCTTTAGTGTAGAAGGGTTGTTTACCTACAAGACAAAGCCAAGCAAAGAACAAGAACTTATGAATGCAATAAAGGAAATATTGCAACGAGTTAAATGATAAACAAAATCTTTTATTAATATTTAAACAAAAAGAATGATGAACGCAAAAGATGCAATTATGCAAATTAGGGCTTTATTCGAAGATATGCCAATGGTAGATGCTCCTGCACCTATTGAAGCACCAATCGAAGAAGTACCTGTTACATTCGCAGAATATAGCCTTTTAGATGGTACAAAGGTTATGATTAGCGAACTTGCTATCGGTGGTCAAGTTACATTAGCAGACGGAAGTCCTGCACCAATGGGCGAACACCAATTAGCAGACGGAACTAAAATTGAATTAGACGAAACTTCTAAAATCGTTTCTATTGAAACTCCAGAAGCAGAAGCGGAAATCGCTGACGAAACTCCTGCTGAAATGGGTAAGAAAATTGACGAGAAAATGGCAGATGAAATCGCTGCTTTAGTTTCTGAAAATGAAAATCTTAAAACACAAGTAGCACAATTAGAGGCAAAAGTTAAGAATGGCTTTAGTCAAGTAGCTGAGTTAATAGAAGCACTTACTAAGACACCTAACGCTGAACCTATTGCGCAGCCAAAAAACAACTTCGGTTCTAACGTAACTACACACTCAATGAAGTACGATAGGATTGAGAAATTTAGAAACGCTTTATTAAACAAATAAAAATAAAATAAAATGGGATTTGATGTATCTGCATTAGCAAACTATACAAAAGAAAACGAAGCTCTACTTGTAACTTCATCTGTATTGGGTGCAAAAACTGCTTCTCTTATTAAGAGCGCAGGTAACGTTATGGTTGGCGTAAAGTCAAGCGAAAAAATCAACATTATGGAAACTGACGCTATCTTCCAAGATGGTGCTTCTTGTGGCTTTAATGCTTCTGGTTCTACTACCTTTACTCAACGTACTGTAACTCCAGGTAAAATTAAAGTAAACGAAGCTCTTTGTCCTAAAGACCTTGAAGCTAAGTATTTACAAAAAGCTTTACCTACTGGTTCTATGTATGATAGCGTACCTTTCGAGCAAGAGTATTCTGAAAAGAAAGCTAAGACAATCGCTGCTCAATTAGAAACTGGTTTATGGCAAGGCGACACTACAAGTGTAAACGTAAACTTAAACAAGTTCGATGGTCTTGTTAAGTTAATCGGTGCTGCTTCAGGTGTTGTTGCTGCAAACGCTTCTACTTTTATTTCAGGTGCTCCTTTAAGCTCTATCACTGATGCTAACGTAATCTCTATCTTTGATGGTGTTTACAAAGCAATCCCTGCTAAAGTTGTAGCTGCTGATGATATGACTATCTTCTGTGGTCAAGATTTATTCCGTACTTACACTGTTGCTCTTAAAAATAGCAATGCTTTCTCTTATGCAGTAGATGTAAAGGCTGATAGCGAATTTGTATTACCAGGTACTACAATTAAAGTAATTGCAGTTGCAGGTCTTAACGGAACTAACAAAGTTTACGCTATGCGTTTAAGCAATATGTTCTTAGGTACTGACTTATTGAACGAAGAAGAGAAGTTTGAAATTTTCTATGCTAAAGAAGCTGACCAAGTACGTTTCGTATCTGAGTTTAAGATGGGTGTAAACATTGCCTTCCCTGACGAAGTAGTGAAGTTTATCCTTGCATAATTTATCGGGGGATTGAAATATATCCCCCATTTTTTCAAACTAATTTAATTCAATAACAATGGCTTGTGCTTTAACTCAAAATTATACCTTAGACTGTAAAGACAGTTTAGGCGGTATAACCGAAGTTTATTTTATGGCAGCAGGAGATGTTACCTCAACTACCGAAGCAAGTGGTGTAATTACCGCTTTAGTAAAGGCAGCAGGTAAGAAATTCTTTAAGTACGAACTTGTAAAAGGCACTTCTCAATTAGTTGAGAATGTTAATGCAAACGTACAAAACGGAACTATCTTCTACGCTCCTGAATTAACTATCGTATTAAACAAATTACAAGCTAACACAAGAAACGAAATCTTGTTGTTGGCTCAAAACACTTTAGTAGCGGTTGCCAAAGATAACAATGGCAAATACTGGTACTTAGGAAAACAAAGAGGCTTAGACCTTACAGGCGGTAGCGCAGGTACAGGTACGGCTGAAGGAGACAGAAGCGGTTACACTCTTACCTTTACAGGTGCAGAGCCAGCCCTTGCTCCAGAAGTAAACTCAACTGTGGCAGGTCAATTAACCACCGCAGGTTCTTAGGTTGTTTTGGTTTTGTATATAGATGCCCTCGTCTTTAATTAGGCGGGGGTTTTTTATTTTGCAAACAATCGTGATAGTTTATATTTATAGTTGTGATAAGATTAACTAAGGGGCAAACCCAAAATATAATACTTACCTTGACTGAGAAGCAAACGCTTACAAGTCCTAATTATCTATTTATTTTCGAGAATAGAAGCACAAATACGGACATCAAATTTGTCAAGCTAAACAATACGGACATAAGTGCTTACAAGGAAAGGTACAATGAGTTTAGCATTGTAGTTAATAGCTACTTTAATACGTCTTTAAACGGGCAATATACTTACTCAATTTACGAACAAGCAAGTCCTTCAAATACAAACCCTACGGGCTTAAACCTGCTTGAAACAGGCATTATGGAACTCGAGGGTACAACTATATCATTCACAGAATACGAAACAACAAGCACATTCACAATTAGACAATAATGGAAATACAAGTATTGACATTTGCGGAAGCAAAGCAACCAGAATATAAAGAGAAAAAAGGCGAAGGGTATATGCAGTATGGTCAAAACAATGACTATCCGCAGTATTTATTAGACCTATTTAACAAATCTGCAAAGCACAACGCTATCATTCGTGGCAAGGTTAATTACATTGTCGGCAATGGTTGGGCAGGGGAGCAAGATATGGTTAAGAAGGTTAATAGAGAAGAGACCCTTAATGACCTTACTAAAAAGGTTGCTTTAGATTTAGAACTATTTGGCGGTGCTTATATCCAAGTTATTTGGTCTGTAATGGGCGGTCAAGTTGCTGAGTTATGGCATTGTGATTATACAAAAATTAGAACCAACAAAGACAATACTCAATTCTGGTATAAAGAAGATTGGAAAGCTACACGCAACCAAGAAAAAGCTGAGATTTACAATGCGTTTAACCCTGCTAACCCACAAGGTGTGCAGATACTTTATGTAAAGGAGTATCGCCCAGGAATGAATGTTTATAGCCTTCCTGGTTATTTTGGTGCGCTTAACTACATCGAAAGTGATGTTGAAGTTAGTAAGCACGTTTTAGGAAATGCTCAAACAGGGTTTTCTGCAAGTAAACTTATTACTTTACCAAACGGAGAGCCAAGCCCTGACGAGAAAAGAGCGGTTAGCAGACAGTTCGACAATATGTATACGGGTGCAGACG